TGCGCGTCAGGGCAACCGCCTTCTCTGTGTTGGCGTGCCATCCAATCATCTGGACCTCACGGCTGACCAGGTCGAGAATAGCGGCCGCCTTGGCTGCGTCGGTGAGCCCGGCGGTGATCGTCTGAACCGCAGCTTCCCCGATGGTCCAGAGGATCTCGTTGACTGCCTCAAGGCGCGACATATGGGCTAGTTGCATGGGGGATATCCTTAAGGAAAAAAGGGCCTCCCCGTAGAGACATACAAGATGCCATTCCTACGGGGAGACCCTGAGCGCACAGGAGGGGAAGCCGTGCGCTCTTTACTTGGCCGAGGAGGCCTTACCGGACTTCGGCAGCGCCGGGGGAGCCGGGCTGATCAGAGGCGTCGTTTCATTCTTCTCGTCTTTGACAGCCTGCATAGCGGCGGCGACCGCGATAGCCAGGGAGTTGATGTCCACCGCAGCTGGACCAGGGACGCCGCGCTCAAACCGGTGAGCATTGGCGCGGTATTCCTCGAACCGCTTCTCCATGGCTTCAAGGCGAGCCGCGGGCATCGGGCTGCCCTTAGCGGCCAGCTTCGCGCACTCTTTACGCCAGTTCTCTTCTTGCGTGAAAACCCACGCGCTATCGTGTTTCATCGAAGGTATCCCCTCTGGAATTGAAAGAAGTACGAGTGTCCCCGAAGGGACACCCGCACAGGAGGTAGCTTAAGCCGTGATTTCCCACGTGAACTCATTACGGACAGGACCGTGACCCACTGCGACTTTAGCCACAATGAAGTCCTCCTGCCGACGAGTATCACGGTCAGTCTCAAGACCCATGCCGATCAGCTTGACCGTACCAACGCCGTCGTTGGCCCAGCCCACACCCAGCGTACCACTATAGTCAGCGCGGTACTTCGCCTTGACGTCAGCGTTGGCTGCGTCGTTGGCGGAGGGGAGCAGGTTGGAAGGGAAGACCGTAACGTTGCCATTACGGACCTGAGGGCCGGTGTTCATCAGCCCCTCGTCGTTCATTGAGAAGCGCCGGTCTTTGAAGATGAAGCCGTTGGCCGCATCATCGTCGACATAAGCGTTCGCGATGGAGTCGAACGTGGGGAATGGAACAGCCAGCCACAGGTTCTCGTCTTCGCCGTTATCAGCGGCAGCGTCGAGTTCCATGGCCCGCATAGCTTCCCACCACTGCGCACCGGCAGCCGTAGCTGCGATGGTGCCTGAGGTGTCAGAGCTGGTGATCACCTGCCCGTTCCCAAACGGAGAGGTCATAGAAGCACTGGGGAGCGAAGTGTCAGCACGTGCAGTCTTGACAATCGTCCGGTAGACGTTGGTGTCGAGGACGCGCGCGAGCGCCTTCCCCAGCTCTTCCGTATACCGACCACGAACCTCAAAGTGACTCATGGCTTCATCAAGATCATAGATGCCGATGTGAGAGACAAGCAGCCCGTCAATCGAAATGACGTTCTCAGTTTCGTCAGTATCCTGACCGAGCATTTCCTGCCCGGCTACGTGGTAGGCCGCGTTGACCTTCCAAGTCTTAGGGAACTGAGCCGACTTGCCGTTAGCAATTTCACGGACGTAGTGCTTGTCCATGGTGTGCGTCTTCTCGGTGAAGGCAGCGAATACCTCACCTCCGAAGATCTTCAGGAAGAGACCCGTCTGGTCCCCCGTGTTCGCGACGTCTTCGCCGAAACGCGTGGGGGCGCTAGGGTCTCCTACGAATAGCGCCATGAGATTTTCCTTTATGGCTTTTGTTGTAGGGAGTTTGACCCATTCTTTCTGGTTGACATTGGTTGACAGGGAGAACCCGCCGCAACGGGGGGCACCTGCGCCTTTGCGCCTTCAGACTGGTATAAGATCAGGGACCCCGGTGATCAGCCAGGGTCCTTTCGACAAGTGAGCTCGGGGATCAATCCGCACTCACTCAATTAGATTAGACGATACTCAGCGTGCCAGTCGCAGCAACGTCAAAGTCCAGCGCCTCTTCAGCGGCTGCGTCGGTGATCAGACCAACGCGGATAACGTCACCCGGGACCAACCCGCCGACGTAGGTGTCTGCGTTGAATTCATGGGTAGCCGAGACAGGGCCATCAAGGAAGCCCTCGTCTGCGTATGCGACCACGTCGTTGTTCAGGAAGATCGCAGCGATCACGGTGTCCTCGGAGTCAGGGACCGTGATGGACCCCTCAGCGACATCTAGATCCTTGACGGCCACGCGGACAGCGCCACCTACCGGACCGGAGTAGATCAGGCCGGGCTCCTCGTCGAGGTCGTGGCCTTCAGCGCCTGCAACTTCTCCAGTACGACCTTCAGCCGTGCCGGAGTATAGCCAGTCAGCACCGTTGCCAGTGGCTGTGGTGATGGCCAGGGCCTCAGCGCCCCCGGTGTCAACCTCGGCTGCCGCGGCTTCCGTGTAGGTGCCGATGAAGGGGACGGTCACGAGCCGCTGTGAATTAGTAAGGGACATTATTTCTTCTCTTTCTTAGTGTCTACGAGAGTGGCGTTGCACGCGATGGAGACGCGGGTGCCCTCCCCTTTTACAGGATGAACGAAGTGAGGTAGCCATGATGGAAACACCACCATAGATCCGACCTTGGGTCGGAGGCGCGCGCCGGGCTGCATTACGAGACCGGGGATAGCGGCGTTGATGCCGCGCTGATCCACGAACTCTAGAGTGCCGGGTGCTGCCTTTACCCCTGTTGCCATCGTTAGGTCGGCTTCTTCGTCCGTCCCGGAGACGTAGTAGACCCCGGCGAAGTGGCAATTCGGGTGTGTATGGACAGTGGCGTAACCACCATCCGTGTACGCCATGGCCCACGCCTGCATCTTGAAGGCGTATTGGGCGTCTGGGCCGCCGCCGTGAGCGACAGCTAGCTGTGCGAAGTTGTCGTTAAACATCTTAGCGAGCTGGCGACCGGCAGGCCCACAGTCCGTTAGAACCGTGTCCTTGCTGTGCCATGTTCCGGCGACGTTGCTGCGGTAGATCCCTGCGGGGTCCACCACGCGCATGGCCCCGATGTACGCCATCAGGGCTTCGTTGAGTTTTACGGGGGTCGCGTATTCCTTGACCACAAGTTGGGTCGGGAAGATTGTGGAGACCTGAACCGCAGCCATTAGAAGCCGACCGTATGCGACCGGGGGTTCATTGAGAAGCTAGACCGCGAGGCCTTCTCCATGACCTGACGGCGGTACTGATCGCCAAGGGGGCCGCGTAGGCGGTACTTGGGGTCCTGGATGGCGATGGTCAGGTCGTTCTGTGACGCGAAGCCCTCAGGCGTAGGGGCTTCCCCCTGTGTCACTGGTGCACCACCCTTGAGCGCCTTGAGCTTAGTTACGGCGGCTTCCCAGTTGGGGCTACCCAGCTCCTGCTCGATAGCGGTCCGCTGATCCTGGGTCCATCCCGCCCTGTCCACCAGCGCCTTGTATTCAGCCAGCCCGGCTTCCCCACCCAGCTCGTGCATAATGGTCGACAACTGAGCGACGACGCTGCTCTCGACGCCTGCAATGTACTGATCGATGATCTCGTTCGGGATGCCGATCTTGTTCAGCTTGTCCCGGTCAGAGGCGTCGATGTTGCCCGTCTCAGCCAACGCCGTAGTCATGGCGTCAAAGTCCACCCCGGCCTTCTGGGCGGCCTCTTCAGCAGCTCCTGTGTCCAGGTCCACCGGGGTCTCTACGACCGGCACAGTGGGCGTCTCAGAGGTCTTGGGAGTGCCTTGCTTCAGCTTGTACTCCGCCTCGACGGCGTGTGATTTCCAGTCGTAGCTCTTGGTATCCGCGTTGTAATATTTGGTGTACTGTTCTTGAGATACTCCCAGCGCAGTCCAGGCTGCGGAAGGGTCCTGTGGAACAACCCCCACCTCTTCAGGGGTAATGTGAGTGCCTCCGTTCATGCCCCCGGGGGCGGGAGTCGTCAGTGTGTTCTCGTCCATTAGCTATCCCCTTCGCTCTCTTCAATCACCTGGACAATCAGGCGGTCACACTCATGCAGCAAGACGACCTGCTCGGCGGTCGCCCTGCCTTCCTTGTAGGCCCGCATGGCTTGGTAGCGTTCCTTGGATTTGCTGATGTTGTCACCAGCTACCACGGAGGCGTCCTTGCCAAACGGCTTCTTCTCGTTGTACGGCTTTGTGTCCCACGACATTACATGTTCCCCTCGGCTAGTTTAGGTGCTGTGGCCTGCATGGCCTGCATGGCTGCTTGACGGGCCTCACGCTGCTCCGCGAACTGCTGAGCCTCTTCTTCAGAGCGCACCATGTCTGGCAGGCCCATACCTACGAAGGCGCGCCCGATCAGCTTAGACAGCTTGACCACATCAGTTGCGTCAGGGCCAAACGCCTGAACCACCTGTGCGCCCTGCATCGCAGCCTGGGCGTCTCTCTCCCGGGATAAGGCTTCCAGACCAGTCAGGATCTTGGAGCTAACCATCCCCGGAGGGAGCGGCGGGGCCTTGTTAGCCTTGACGAGATTGATGATTAGCAGGGCGGTGCGGGCCGCAAGAACGTCTGTAGCAATGGTCCCGAATACACCACCAACTGAGCCTTCAATCTCTTCGATGTCAGACTGGATCTCTGTCGCAGTGACGCGCTCGGCGTTACGCCGGGCCCCAGCCATCAGGAGGAAGGCCTTACTTAGGCGCTCCGTCATGATGCTGATCTGAGCTTCCGTTAGCTGGTAGCCAGCGCCGTTCGCGAACGACTTCAGTTCGATAGATGCCGGATCACACATAAGCATCCCGCCGTTCTGGATTTCCTTCAGGCGATTGCGAATACTGGGGGCCGTTGCGCCGGGGGCTACCGCAATAAAGTGGAAGCCAGCCATGGCAGCCAGTTCCAGCCCGGCCTTCTCAAGGGTCTCCAGGGAGCGTAAGTCGCTACAGTGTAGCTCGACCTTGGAGCGTCCGTAGCTTTCGCCGGGGACCTTGCTCCACCTGTGGACACGCCACGGCAGCTCTTCCACCGGGTAGGTTACACGCTCACCCACCTGTGCGCCGGTATCCGTCTGCTTGACCTCGTAGTAGCGGTCTTCGTTGACGTCATACCATACGCGGGTGTAGAACTCGTACTCGCCCTCTTGGTTCTTTGACAGCCCCTTGCGCTGTGCCGCCGAGAGGCGCTTCAGCGGGATGTCGTCAGGGTACTCACACTCTTTAACGATCAGCTCCAGCAGCTTTCCCTTACGGTTACTGCGGCAGACGAACTGGTCGAGGCGGTAGGTGGTCAGTGTGTTGTCACTGTGTTGAAACTCAGCGACCGATCCGGCAACCATGAGCTGCTCGATCTGCTGGAGAGTTACTCCCCGCCAGTCGGCGCGTTCCATTTCAGCCTGGATGATCTGCTCGTAAAGCGCCAGTTGCTTCTCCAGATCAGGAGGCACTTCGCCCCCGTTCTGTAACCGGGCCTCGGGGGTCAGGTCCAAACGCATATAAGGCCGCCCCGCGGGCAGCAGGGCGGAGGTCATACGGTTAGATAGGTTTGAGACAGCATACGACCCCAGGCCCTGGTAGGCCTCTACGAGGTGAGAGCTGCGGTGATGTCCTTCCAGGGGCATCGCAGACGGGACTGTCAGAAGGGCGTTATGCCTAGCCCGCTGGAGGAACTGGTTTCGTTCCTGACTATCAGCGGTGTCGTACCGCGCCTTCCACGTATCACCCATCAAGGCTCCCCTTAACTAATTGAAATCCCGCCGCGTGTGGACTGGCCACCGTCTAGGTCATTGCGGAGTGACGCCTTGCCGATCTTGGAAGCGGCCAGCGCACGCCTCTTACGGGCCTCCGCGAGCTGTGCGGGGCGATTGGGGTCAACGGACGACTTCTTGACGGTCGGCTTCTCTGGTTCTTTGTAGACGTTGATCTTAGGCTTGTCGGCCCCGCCCAGCAGACCGCCGGTCAGCGTACTGCCGAGGCCCTTAACTGCTTTGCTCATAGTGGATGTCCCTTGTGAAGATGTAGAATGGTTCGATATGAACAGCCTTGGCGCGCTGGACGATCTGGACCGCGCGGGGGTGACTGTCGGACTGGATGACCACGGCAGAGCAGCCGGAGAAGCCAAAGATGTCAAAGACCAGGTGGATGAACCGCCGGGAATACCAGCGCCCATGCCACTGGGGGTCCGCGCAGATGTGCATTTCCAGTATCCCAGGGGCCGGGGTGACAGTAAACAGCGCCACCACGACCAACTGGTCCCCTAAGGAAGCTTCGAGCGCCCAGCTACCCCTTATCAACAACGAGGGAAACGCCACGGGGTGACAGCGGCTCACGAAGTCCACCCGATCCGTCATACATGTCAGGGTACTTTGGTGAGGCCGGTGCCATGTCCACGTCAAGCGTGGCCGGGTCGGGGCGCTCAGCGGCGCGACGGGCGTCTCCGTCAGCAATCTCTTCATCCCTCCATTGCAGCAGGAAGTCCACTGTTGCGCGCATTCCCGCGCTGAACGCTAGGCTCAGTCGGTTGGTCTCGTCCCCCATGAGACTGAAGCCTACGGGTGTGGTCGGTAGCTTAGGCAGCTGCGTCTCCCGGTCTAGATAGTCGATCAGATCGTAAGCTCGGCGAGGGATCTTGTCCTCTTTAACCATTGCGGTTCCCTCTCAGACGGTTCTATGCCCATAGGGTCATAGCGGGGGTGTCGTGAAGCCCTCTCGGACGGTCTTAATGAGGACCGCCAGAGACAGCCACACGCCTACGTAGAAAACGGTGATTACCCAATTGTCCTTCCGGGAGTCGTTGATCGCGAGGATGACGGGAAACACGAGCATAAACCCAACCAACCACAAGAGGACCTGGGAGAACATAGGACCGACCTCGATCACAGGGGCCAGCATCAGGCGTGCTCCGAGACGGGCACCGGGCGCCACCGGGTAGGAGGACTGTCTTCCGTGATGTCTTGCCATCCGGTCATGTCTAGGTATCCTCTCCAATGCATTTGATAGGTTGCCCGGTACGCAAGGGGGGCTGTGAATGCAAGCCGCGCATACCTCGGTCACAATTATACACCCTATAGGCGCTATCCGCGCATACAACTACGTAATGCCCGTCCGCGGAGGCGCGGATCGCTAGAACAGAGACGGCTGAGACTTCGGCCAAAGGGTTGGCTTCCCACCCCTCTCCCGAGATGACAACTTCAGACGGACTTAGCCGGGTCAGTACCCAGTCACATAGAACTGTAGTCGCGTGTGCCGATCCCACTTTTGTATCAACTGTTATGGCCATTATGTAACTCCTAAGATAGCGAGGCCCCGACCCAGTGGCGGAAGGGGCCACGCATCAGCTCTACCTGGGCCTCCGTAGGCCGTGTGACACCGGGGGAAGCGTCCCGGTTCCGTAAGTATACCTCAAGAACAGCCAGCGCTTTCCAGGCAATCTGTGCCTTATGGAGGACCCCCCCGTCCGCCTCGTTGACCTCCCCGTCGATCAGCTGGTCAAGCGTGTGACGAGCGTGGGCGTCTTGGAGGTCCGCTAGGGGAACGTCCAGCCACCCCTTAGCGTCCAAGGGCTGTTGGTGTTTGTCCTTGCCATACGCGGAGACCTTCGCTACTTCGCGCAGGGCGTTCGGGAAGTATGCAAAGACGCCCTGGAATACGGGGGGTTTGCCGGTGTTTTGCTTCTTGGTCTGGTCTGTCATCAGCGGTCTCCTAGGGGTGGGCACAGCAGAACTGCGCGGGTTTGCCTATCACACGGGCCAGCTGTGTGTGCATGGTTATAAACTGGCGGTACGCCTGGGTCTGGTCTACGGGCGTCAAGGTTGTTCTGCGAGCATCAGGAAGGGCAGCCCACGCTGGCGTCCACATCTGTCCCTCGACTAACAAATCCCGTCTCTCGGTAGCGAATGCGATCAGGTCGTACTGCTTAATCAATTTCCGCTCCTCGTCCGTCAGTGTGATCCTCAGGGCCTTATCCACAGCCTCATTGACGGCGTGCATGAACGGCTTCAGAGCCGGGACAGCGTACTTGACCTGCGTAATGATGTCTCCATAGTACGCCTCAGCGCTGTCGTGATGAAGGGCCGCGTAGACGAGGTAGAGGGCGTGCCCATCCTCAGCCATCCAGCGGGCCACAGTAAAGGCGTGCTGCGCCACGGAATACAGGGGGTACTCGGGGCGCAGATGGCCGTTGTACCGGCATAACCGGGACAGGGCCTGTGCGATGTCGCCCACGTCGACCTCTTCCGGACGCGGGTCAGTCAGGTAGAAGGCCCCCCCGCTGGCCGTCTGCTGCCAAGGACCGCGAGAGGATAAGCTAACGCCCTCAGCGTTTTTCGATACCAACATCGATTTGTCCTTCCTTGAGGGGGATGGCGAGAACTGTGTGCTTCCCACACAGAGTCCCGTGCGGGGTCCGTAGGTTGACGTTGAGCTGGTGGGGTGAGAACGTCGCGTCCCCGTCCACCAGAAGCCGGGCACAATATAGGTTCATACAGGCCTCGGCGTGTGGTGAGGACGTCATGAACTTTTCGCGGATCTTCCCTGCCGCGAACTGCTGCTGGTAAACCGAAAGGACTGTGTGCCAATACTCCGCATCACTCGACCCGTACAGACCCTCCAACAACTTCGTCCCCTTGACCTTCCCAATCCCGGGAGCCCCTTTGAAATTGTCCGTCATGTCCCCTATGAGCGCCTGTAGCCACATGTTATGGCGACCCTCCCGGACGGAGGTCATACTGGACTTACACAGCTCCAGCGTCTCCCCCGGGACCACATGATACCCGGGGATCTGGAGGAGGTCTTTGTCTATGGAGACCACCACGGTCTTGGGATCACTGGTATGATGGGGTCGGGTGACGAACATTGATATGACGTCGTCAGCCTCCAGACCTCCCCGGCGCACCGCGGGGTACTTCTCAAGGAGGTAGTCACGAGCCATGACCACCGTCTCCGGGGTCGGCGGGCGGTTAGCCTTGTACTCCGGATGCAGCAGGTGTCGGAAGGTCTTACCCGGTCCTGAGAGCACCAGTGTTACGGTATCCTCGTGAGCCACCGCGCCCGCCGCCGCCGCCCATAGGGCAATCTTGTCATCCACGATGGTCTTGATGGTCTCAAGGTTGACGACGTCCGTAGGTTCTTCGTCGGTACTGTAGCGCACTGCCTTGGTGGTCCCGCCCCAGGCTGCCTGGTACAGCAGCGAGTCGGCGTCAAGCAGCGCATGGACAGGGTGGCGCATTAGATGGTGTCTCCAGGGATGCTGAAGGCCTCCTCTAACGGGGTGGCTACTACCACCCAGACCCCTTCGAACCTAGCGTCCGTATAGACCCCGTCTACGATCATACTGACCGTGACCTCCCGGACCATCATCGGAGGCAGACCGTCAAGGACCGCGCGGTCTCCGGCACGAAGAACTTCATGGACATGATAGCTGGAGTCCCTCGGAATAGGAGCACAGACCCCGGTAATAAACTTCTCGTCAAACACCTTGATGGCGTTATGCTGCGACAGGAAGCGCATGGCTTGAAAGACAGCCAAGGCGTCCTGTTCCGTGGAGCACGCGATACCGCCCGACATTACCAGCGGGGGCTGCTCTGCCCCCTTCGCGGACATACTGAGCGCAACGACCCCAGCGAGGCCGACGATCACCCCAAGAGCAAATAGCATAGTACGCGCTGTGGTTCTAATATGTTCCATCACGGTTCTCCTAACTGTCCCAAGTGGGACACTGTTAATGGGTTTCAGCCCAGTTGTCTCCGGCCTTAAAGGTGCCGTGGATTGGACAGCGAAAGCCAAGATCTATGGCAGCTTGTGTAATACAGTCGGAGACTATCTGTCCGACCTGATCTTCCAGCCCGGGGCGGACCTCGAACTGTAGTTCGTCGTGGACCCACATCACGCAGGCCACATCAAAGTCGTCACGGCCTGCCCACCGCTTCTTAGGTCCGTAGTCAGGGACACAGATACGCATCCCAGCAGCCTCCAGCGCAGCAGGCACCAGCACCATCGCCTTCTTGACAATGAGAATACCAGCAGACTGGATCAGCAGATTGAGGGCGGCATGCTCACTGCGGACCTGAAGGATGCCCCCGTCCAGTGCCTTCAGCCAGCCCTGCTTTGACCGGGCCTTGACGTCTGCAATCAGAGACGACACCCCCTGGATGCGGTCCTGTAGTGTCTTGCGCATACGCGCCCCGATGACCGCGAGGTCCTTTGTAGGAGGGATACCTAACGGCCCGAAGTTCGCGGGCTTCCCCGCAAGGGCCGCATCTTGCATAAAGATCAAGCCCAGCTTTAGATCTCCCGCCCCATACAGCCACCCGTATTCACCGCGCTTGACTTGGTCCCGACTGTAGAACCCCCAGAGGTGCTGGACTTCCGTGTGGATGTCCCCCTCAAGCAGGGTTTCCATGTACGCCCCGTTGTCATACGGGACCATGTAATGCGCAAGGCCCCGAAGTTCGAGCCCAGCGGCGTCCACGCCCACCATACGCCAGCCCGGGGTAGCCACCCAACACTGCCGCATCCGGAGGTCTTTCTTATTGACCTGCTGGACATTCGGGGAGGAGCACGAGGGACGGCGGGTGATGGCCCCGATTGGGTTGAGTCCCGCATGAACGCGCCCGGAAGGGCGTACGTGGTGCAGCCAGCCGCCCCCGCTCCCGTCTTTCTTAATCGGGGAGTTGAGCTGGCCAATCTTCTTATCGACCGTGAAATACTCTTTCAGGGGTGCAGCCTCGGGGTACGGCAGGTCTTCTAAGACGTCGGCGTTGATCTTGGGACTGCCCATGTCTGTGAATTCAGTAGGACGCCATCCGTACTTGGTGATCAGACGCTCTGCCACCTGCTGCCGCGAGCCTGGGTTGAACTCCTGAAGCTCGACGGGGCAGAACTCAACGCCCGGGTCCAGCATCCCCCGCAGCGGGTGGTTCTTATTGATGATCTTCAATTCCTTGACCGGCTTCCCTGGCTGGGGCGACACAAAGATCGGCGGGAATAGCTTCTTGAGGGCAGCCGTGCACTGCTCGTTCTCCTCCAGGAACTCACTGAGGAGGTTCTGGGCGCACTCAACATCTAGCGCCATGCCCCGATGGACGATCTGCGCTGTCTCCCACGCACACCCATGCTCCAAGGCGACCGCCGTCGGCTGTGTGTCCAGCATGTGCTTCAAGGCGTCCCAGACGCGCAGGGTGATCGTCACGTCAGAGTTGCAGCGGTCAATCAGCCCCGGCGACCACACCTTCCAGTCCAGATCCGGCAGCTTATGGACACCAACTCGGTGCCCCCAGCTCGCCAGTGAGTGTGCCTTGATACCGGTGCGCACGGGGTTGTCCAGCTTCGAGAGGACCAGCGTGTCGATCACCTTGGTCCAGTCCAGGGTCTCACCAAGAACCGCCTTGATCGCCAGTAGATCATACCCTAGTCCGTGATGCCAGATGGTACGGTCTGCCGCTTTCAGCCGGGCGATGGCCACCTCCAGGCCCCCCGCTGGCCCCCCTTCGTAATAAGCGGTAACGACGCGGTCTTCTACGTCAGCGATACTACACACCCAGATCTTCTCAATGGTGTCCAGTAGGCCGTCCCCTTCGAGGTCAGCGGCGAGCGTTACCATAGGTGTATCCTTTATCCAAACATGTCTACGTTGACGGTCGTCCGCAGGACCTCTCCCAGATCTTGGTGATATGTAATCCCTTTGAGGTCACGGTAGGAGCGGTAGCCCGCGTTAGCTGCGTAGGCGTCCAGCGGCGGCATGACGCGAATGCTCTCACATTTGGCGCCGGGGTAGTCCTTGGCCTGATCGTGGTGCACGTGACCAGTCCACCAGAACCGGTAGACAGTCTCACCCCAGTGGAGCGGCTGGTCGTGCGCCATCAGGAGGGGCAAGCTGGCCATCTTGGTTGTATGTCCGTGCGTCGTCCCGATCAGTACCTTGCCAAAGCGGTAGTAATGGAAGTACGACGGTGACGTATCCACGGAGACACGCGGCTCTTTCTCGTACAACAGGTTAAAGGCGGCGCGTAGCCACGTGGTTGTCACGGGATCATGATTGCCTAGCTCAATCATCAGGTGAACGTGCGCGTGCTTCAGCAGCGCTAGGTTGACCGCGTACCGAATAAGCTCCAACGCCGCCGTGACCATCTTAGGGAACCGGGTGTCCGTGTCCAGCCCGTGCTTGCTGGTCGGCGTCTCCGCCCGGTAGCCATCAAAGTGGAGGAAGTCCCCCATGGGAGCAATGACAACCGTGTGGGCATCTGGTAACGACCCGATCATCTGGGCCATCGTCTTCTGATAGATGCTCTGACCAATCGCCATGTCCCAGTCGGCGTCGTTGGTCTCTTTAGCCCACGCCAGCATCCCCAGATGCAGGTCCCCAATCGGCACGAAGTTCAGGAGCTTAGGGGTCAGTGAGGTGAGCGGGGGCGGGACCGCCTTGACTGGGCGAATGGCCTTGGACAGCGCTCGTTCATAAGCCGCTAGGGTGGTCTCCAGAGCCTCAGTCTGCCGGGTGGTCGACACCCAGAACGGCTTCATGTTCCCGTCTGCGTCAGCCTTATACGTCACCTTGGACGCAGTAAGGCCGACGATGTTGTCCGACAGCTCGGTGATCACGGCAGCGTTAGCCTTCACCAGCCGCCGCCGGACCCAACTGATCGGCTTACCCATGGAGTTGGCGACTGCGGTTAGGGTCCCTGCCTCCGCGTAGGCCGCCTCCACGTCTATAATTTCTTGTTCATCAATCACTATTAAAAGTCCTCGTTGGGTATGGTTGTAGCCGGGATATGGGGGGACCGAAGGGACAGGCGTCCGGTCTCAATACTGTATGACAGCTGGTCGGCGAGTCCCGTCTCCCCAGTGTACCTGTTCTTGAGAATACGCAGGAGCGTGGTGTTCTTGTCCAGTTCGTCTTCTGCCTGCTGATTGCGCTCGGCAGCTATGACGACGTCACTCAGTTGGGCGATGGCCTGTGTTCCCCTGAGGTCCGCGAGTGTCACTTGTCCCCCTTCTTCATGGGCCTTAACGCCACCCGTCCGCTTCAGGTGACTGACGATGTGTGTATCAACCATCGTCTCCTGCGTCAACGAGCGAATCTGTGTAACCAGCCGGTCCAAGGTCCGCCGTTCGTCCGTCGCAAGCTCGTTCCCAGACACCGCAATCGAGATGTGATCCAGCGCAATCACGTCACACTCACACGCCTTGACCATGTACCGCAAGCGCGCCATGAGAACCTCGGAGTCCACGGAGCCGAAGTGCTCGTAGGCGTACAGTCGGTTGGTGCCCAAGGTGGCGTCAAACGCTTCGTCGAACTGGACGTCGGTGTACGCAACGTCTGGCAGGTGTATCGGAAGGTCCATGTGAATACCGACGAGGCGTTTGCCCGCGCGGTCCAGGCTCTCTTCAAGGTACATGACTCCCACCGTCTTACCTGAGTTGATGGCTGCGTCATAGAGCACCTCGCTAACGATGGCTGTCTTGCCGATGCCGGTGCCTGCACACCACGTCACCAGCTCCCCGCCCCGGTGCCCGTAGAGCTTCTTGTTCAGGAGGGGCCACGGGTAGGGAGTCCCCATCACCGGTCGCGTCTTGATCCGGCTCTTCAGCTCGGCAAGATTAACGATCCCGTCCGGACGCCACGGCTTGGCCCCCCAGATCACGTCACGTAAGGCTTTGTACCCCGGCCCATGGACAACCAGGTCACTGGGGTCATTAGCGCCTCCAAAGTCCGCGATGTAGACCTTACCCGGAGTAAGCAACGAGCAGACCTTTTCAGTCGCCGACTGTCCCGCCTCGTCCTTATCAAAGGCCAGTACGACCTTCTCGTACCCCTCCAGCGCGTCCACCACACGGGCCAAGGAAGCGTAGGCAGACTGAGCCCCGTTCGGGACGGAAATCACAGGCCACGAGCCTCCCATGGCCTCACTGACAGTCAGGGCGTCGATCTCCCCCTCGGTGATCACCAGCATCTTCCCGCCGCCCCGCTGCTGCGGCCAGCCGAAGGGCAGCGCGTTGGTGGAGTCCCCGTAGACCACGAACTCTTTGTTAGCCGAGCGAACTTTCTGCCACTGCAAGGCCCCGTTCACGTCATAGTAAGGGGCCACCTGTCGCCCGTCGGCGCTGACCCCGTACCGAAACCGCTCGCAGGTTGCGCGGGAAATTTTACGCTTCGTCAGTTCGACGTAAGTAAGATCATGTAACAGAGGTAAGCTGGGGCTGCTCATAGGGGAACTCCTCTGTCCTGCGGGGGGGTGTCTCTCATTACAAGAGAAGCAGTGACCCCAGCCCTCATGGTTGATACTGTACGCGTCGGAACTCTTCCCGCATGGGCACGGCTGGTGGGTCTCATCCCACATAGGCAATCTCTGGGGGCTGGGGCGGGGTAGTGGGGTACGGGCTGGTCGTGGGCACCGTGGAGGTAGGCTGGCCTAGCTTATTCATCATCGGAGTCCTTCTCAAATGGGTGGCGGTACATCTGCGGGAGTTGCATGAAATCGTGCGTCTCCGCCGGGTAGTCCGTGGGGGCGACCCACAGGCGAAGGTGGGGGGCTTCCCCCGCCCGGGCAAACCGCTTGACCACCATGGCCTCTACGATCTGGTCGTCGTCCGCCCAGACCAACTGGCTTTTGGTGATCTCGTCGTAGACCGCCTTCTCGAAGTTATCAACGTCTCCACGGGGCCACGCACGCTTCGTGGTCACAGGACGCGCCGCAACGATCTCAACCGCGGCCATCAAGGCCCCCGTGGGGAACAGGAGCTCCGTATTCCCCGCCCCCCTCCCCGACAAGGTCTCCGCCATCAGTCGCCTGACCTCAGTCATCCATGCGCTGTAGGTCTTGCCATAGTACACCCCGAACCGCGTAACCCGGGGGCGGCTGGCGGGTACAGGGGGAGCGGGGATCACAATGGACACCCCCGCCCCTTCACTTCGGATCGTGAGCTGCTTAGAAGTCACCATTGAAGCTCGCCTGACTGACCAGCGCTCCCTTAGCAGCGAAGTCGGCATCCCCGGCGTCCGCAGGTGTCCCTACTGGGACACTCGCCCCCACGGCTGCGGCGGATGCCGACAAGGCAGGCGTGTGGCTGCTACCTGCGGACGCCGGGGCCACGTAGCCGCCGTCTTCCACCGGGATCTCGGTGGCGTTCTTCTTGATCAGCATGACCTCATTGAGGTACAGGGTGAACCCGGTGTCTGCCGCAGTCTGCCAGACGGCTGGGCCGAGGAGAACGCGGACCACGTCCCCGCTCCAAATGCCTACCGACAAGGGGAGCTGGTTGCGCTGACTGTCCACACGGGAAGGCATGGACTTGGTCTTGGCAATAACAGTATAGTAGCCCGCCATCCCATCGTAAGGGGTGCCGTCCTTCGTCACCAGCGTATCCCCGTCTTTGATCGGGTTGTGTGTAGGGTCAGCGTCGAACTCTTTGAAGCCGTCACTGATCAGCTTCAGGATTTCCCGGAGGGTAGCGGACTGGCCCCCGATGATCCCGGTCAGCGTATCCAGCTGGTCCTTAGGGGCCTTGACTGTGATCTTGTACTTGGCTTTGTCGGCTCCAAACTTGTCGTCTGGTTTCTCACAATGCGCAAAGGCACAGACGAGAGGCGGCATAACGATGTACGGGAATGTCTTCTTAGCCATTAATTTCTCCATTGATTTAGAAGAACCCAAGATGGTTCTCCCCATATGGTCAATTTGGGTGTATGGTACGTGAGTACCGCGCTCCCCTTAGTAGAAGAAGAACTCACTGGACAATACCTCGTCCGGGCACCATGTCCCTAGTTCGGGAGGGTCGCGCAACTCGACGCCCGGCGGCGCTTGGTCTACAAAGGCTTGCTGAATAGTCGCCAGCCAGTCCGTCTGATAGATACCGCAGAACGTTTGCTTGATGATCCCCACCAAGGTATCCATACACGCCGCGTGTGTCCCAAAGCTATCATGGATCACCGCGATACTCTGGACGGACGACGCTGGCAGGGAAGCCAGTACCTGCGACAGGTGAGCCGCGTCGAACGAGTGGATCAGGTTCGGGACGATCCCGTGCCGTTGCTTGTTGACCTTGAGGTCGTTCTGCGGGGGGGAGTCCCGCTTGACCCACAGTGTCCCTAGGTTCGTAGTAACCCGGAGCATCTGGGGTGTCCAGTAGGCTTGGGTTATGATACTCCCGTCCGGTGTTTCCCAAGTGAACGGGCGTCCGTGGCGTGCGAGTTCGGCTGCGTTGAACTGTAGCCACTCCATGATCAGGGCGGCAGCCTGCACGGTCTCCTCAATAGCCGCGTTCATGTATGCAGCCAGTAGGCCCGCCTCACGGTTATCAGTCGTCCATCGGTCTTCCTTCAGTTGATCCCGCATCCCAATCGAGGTCAGCCCATACGGCTTGGTCATGACCCCACGCTTTACCGTGGAGCGGCCTACGCCCCGCGCCTTCCATGCTGCTCCTGCCTCTGACTGGTCAGCCGTAAGCTGCTGGTTAACCGCCGTGGCCACCAGCTCGTAGATGTCCTGCCGCGTAGGACAACCGGTCAGGTTGGTCGCCAACGCGCCCGCCTGATCACGGCCCATGGCGGACAGGTGCTGCAGCCCGTTACAGGTCCCGTCAACGTACACCGGGAGGTGGGACACGAAGGCTGCCCGCCCCTCAGGATCTGCTGGAACGCGGCATACCTCAATGCACGCCGCCAGAAACTGCCACGGATCATCCCCACCAAGGGCCACCTTACGCAGCTCGGGCAAGCCAGCCCCCAGTGGGTCTGAGGCCACAGCGAAGATCATATCAATGTTGGTGTTGAACCACTCCGCCTGCTCTTCACGTGAGCCCTTGTCATACCCGTACGTCTGAGCACACCGGAACACCAGCCACTTGTAGCCCTCTGTCCCAAGCGGGACACCCTCAGCCAGCTCCAGCAGTCCCCTCGACAGGTCGTCCGCTTGCGGGTGAAGGTCTTGCACGACCGGGTACACCCGGCGCCGCCAATCAAGCCCATGCGGAAAATATAAGCGGGGCTCAAGTTGATCGTGGGAGGCGGTGGTGACTACACGCATGAGCCCTTGCCGCTTGGCCTTCTGTCGGTGGTTTTCGTTGTGGACTTCAAGGCGTTTGAACTTCAGCTTGCCCCGTTCTTCGTGGGACATCGCTGTCCACACATCGGGGGCGACGTCCTCAGGCAGGGAGCGGAACGGGGCTACCCCGAGGAGGTCAGCGTACGTGTCCCAGTCACCGACCGCCGCCCGAACCACACCAAGCACCACCGTATTCACTCGCCACGGGGTCCGCTGGGCAACGTTGACGGCGCGTAGGGCGGTATCACTGACGGTATCCGGTGTCAACTGCGCAGTGCCTGTCCCCGGTCGAGCACCTACGAGAAACGGAATGGTGTCAGGGGCCATGAATCCACCGTCATACTGAGTACCAGTCCACACCCACGGACGGGGGGTCGTGACCATCGCCATGCGATAGGGGCGAGTGATCGCGGCATCCAGATACAGACCAGCGAGTTTGTCACTGAAGGCAGGCTTGACGGCAATCGTGCGAATGGTCTTGCCCTTGGACACCGCGGCCAGCCGATTTTCCAGCGGACACTCGGGGACATCGAGCATCACACTGAGTAGTTGAGTTCCCAATAGAAGGCGGGTGGCGGGGGTCCACCGTTCTTTACTGCTCAGGATCTCCGTGTATTCAAGACGGCGTAGCCACGCGCGGACTGTGCGGGGGTTGCGCTCTCGTACAGACCGTTGCAGCTTAAGCAGTCTGTTCTCCCCTCCCGGTTCCTTGCCAGCCTGCCGCTCCCCTGCCCGCATGGCTTCGTACTTCGCCTCCAGCCAGACGTGATAGCCTACTTGAATGGCCGTCGTCTGGACAGGAGTGAGCCCAGGGGAGTTCAGGTAGCGCACGCCTGCTGACTGAGCCGTCAAGGCACTACGGACGGTCAGGTATGCCAAGGTACGGGCGTCTAGCAGTTGTACCAAGTCCTCCCACCCGCTGAGCCTGCGTCCCGTCGTCACCGCTTGGATGATATGCTTCCGCCCTTCCGCCTGTAGCCGCTTTACAGGCGGGATCATCGCGTGCACTAACTCAGCCACCACGCGGGCACCAATCGGCAGGTCGTATTCCCGGTTGAGTCGCTTCGCTTCGGCAACCTCCTCCATCATCCGCGCGATGCCACGCTGGACGGCTAGGGTTTCTCGTTCGATCTGTCGTTTTACGGGGTCCATTCTGTGCTCCTAGATAAGGTAGGCGTCCAGCTCAGCCAGTTCTGCTAAAGCGTCGTCTTCAGGCGACCCCCCACGGAGCTTTTCCATCACGGAGACGTAGGATAGCCTCGGCTGCGTCAGCTGGATGGGGGGTAGGGTGCGGGGAGGTGTATATCAGGTTAAATATCGCGTCGTCACGCCACGGGAGGTCGAACACGTTCATCATGAACTCCCCGAAGCTGTCGGTGTCTGCGCTCTGTATCCCCTGCTCGGCTGCCCAGACCGTAGCCCACCCGGCAATGCAGCCCGTAGTTCCGCAGTTGTGCGCCAGGATCTCCGCCGCCCCGGCAGGGTCTGACTCCAGATCAATGCCCTCCCCGCCGACAAAGGCAGCCATCGAAAACCGCTCGGAGGGTAGACGTCTGATCCACTCAGCGAAGGCTGTCAGGCGTTCTTTATCCATGGTGTGTTCCTCTCAATATGGGGTGTTGTTCAGGTACTGCCGGAGCGCGGCGCGGAAGTCACGGTACTCTTTGCTCTGGCGGAATGTATCGTGGGGTTGCCGGTTCGTCATGTACTTACAAAAGGCCCGGTCCATCAAGATGTGTGCCAGCTCGGCAGGCGTCAGAGCGGGGGTGAAGTTGCGGATGCGTGACATATTCCAGCTTCGATGCACTTTGGATATCCGATCCGCCATCAATTCCCATCCCTCATAGAATCGAGAACGTCTGCGATGACCTCGGCGATCTGCATGGCAAGGTATGGTGGCACCGCGTTTCCTACCTGATGGTATTGAGCGGTGCGCGGCCCCTCGAATTTGTAGTTGTCAGGAAAAGTTTGAAGACGCGCGGCCTCACGAACAGTCAGGCTTCTGCACTGCGACGGATCGTAATGAATGAAAGAATGACCGTCCTTCGCAATATGAGACGTGATCGTTGTGGATGCCTGATCCGGAAGTTGAACTTTGAACCGGTCGGAGAACATCTTTCCGGTACACCCAAGAGCGACATTGGCGTGATTTGGCAGCAGTTCGGATGGAAAATCAGCCAGCTTCGGGCTTTTGCCGGTTGCCTCAGCGAAAACCGCAGCATACATGTAACGCTGAAGATCAGAGGCCATATGTGCCCGTGCGTCATGACCCGTCAGTACGCTGAGTCGTGGGTCATACATTTCGCTCAATGCGCGATGTCTTGCGCGAGTGCGGCCAGGATACAACTGAGAAAACCGCGCTTCCGGTCGAGCATTATTCTTCATTTGCAGCCGGATGCCGCTGACAACGGATTTTGCATAAGGTGCTCCGTTGAGCTGCGCAGCAAGGCTCATTTCGGCAAGCCCTGATATCGCGTGGGACCAGCCCTGAATGCTGTCTTCACCTCGTGACAGGCCACTGCGGACTGCCGGAAGGTTTCCGATTGTTTGCTTTACTGTCGGCGGCCTGTGACGACGCAACTGTCCAGGCCGCACATTTATATCGCTCCTGATGCCGACAATGAACATTCGGTGACGCGCCTGGGGGACTCCGTATTCCTCGGCCTTGACCATGAAAAGTCGCGGGTCCACGTCAGGGCCCACGTCACTGACTGGGTGATCGGGTTCGGACAAGGAGTAAAGTTGATAGTTGAGGCCGTTTGCATCGTTTTCCAAGGCGGCTTTGGGGCAGGAAAGACCAGCAACAATCCTGTTTATAACGGAGTCGCCTCCGACTTTTGCCGACAACAATCCCTTTACATTCTCCATGATAAAAACGGGTGGGCGGTGATCGATGATGATCTTCAGATATTCCCGGTACAGGAAATGCCGTTCATCCTTTTCAAAGTCAGGCATTCCCATCATCCGTGATCGACCGACCAGTGAATATGCCTGACAGGGCGGTCCGCCAAC